AACAACACTATAATATTTCCCGCGCACATGTGGCACAGAGTAAGACCAGTAAAGTCTGGAGTCAGAAAATCCATCGTGGGTTGGTTACTAGGAAGGCCATAATGACTTGGGGTTATCACACTCTTTTTGATTGCGAAGAATGTCCTGTAGAAAAATTTACTGAAGAAAACATTCGATCATTTATATTAAACATCGTAAAAGATATAGGTATGAAATCATATGGTGATCCTATGATTGCTCACTTTGCGTCTCATAATCCTGATGTTGCAGGATTTAGTTTCTGTCAAATGATTGAAACAAGCAATATCACTGGACATTTTGTAGATAAAACTGGTGATTGTTATATCGATATTTTTAGTTGTAAGGACTACGATAAAGGTCTTGCCACTGGAATTATTGTAGACTTCTTTAGCCCCAAAGAAATTAAAATGAAATATATTGAGAGGGGTTAGTTGTGCGTATATCAAAAAAGAACGAAGTATATCTGGTTCTAGATGAGATGGCAGATTCTTCTCGACAAGAGTTGGCTGAGTTTTTTACCTTTGAGGTGCCGGGTTTTAAGTTTATGCCCATGTATCGCAATCGAATGTGGGATGGAAAGATACGACTCTTTTCCCCAGCAACGGGTGAGATATATGTTGGTCTATTAGAATACATTAAAGGGTTCTGTCAGAAAAACGGAATTGACTATATATTAGAAGAAGGAGTAGAAGATGATAGGAATGTTGTACGTCAGGTCGTTAGAGATTTTATCAGGTCACTCAAACCCCGAGCCGCCGGTAAATCCCTTAAAGTTCGTGACTACCAAATTGATGCAGTACATCACTGTATTGCCAGAAATCGCGCTCTTATCGTTAGTCCTACTGCTTCGGGTAAATCACTCGTAATATATTCGTTAGTTCGTTATTATCATATGATGGGTTTGAAGACCCTGATACTAGTTCCCACTACCTCACTTGTGGAACAGATGTATTCAGATTTCGAAGACTACGGTTGGAGTTCTGGTACATACTGTCAAAAGGTATATCAGGGACATTCCAGTAAGGTTGAAAAAGACGTTGTAATTTCTACATGGCAGTCTATCTACAAGCTGCCGAAGAAATATTTTGAACAGTTCGGTTGCGTGATTGGTGATGAGGCGCATATGTTTAAGGCCAAGTCACTTACTGGTATTATGACTAAGTTGCACCTATGTAAGTACAGATTCGGTCTTACAGGCACCCTAGACGGGACACAGACGCACCAACTTGTTTTAGAGGGACTGTTTGGTCCAGTTGAAAAAGTGGTGACCACAAAGGAGTTAATTGAGAAGAAATCTCTTGCTGACCTTAAAATCAAGTGCATTATTCTAAAGCATGAGAATATACGAGAGAGAATGACTTACGCAGAGGAATTACAATTCCTAGGCGAACATGAACGAAGAAACGAATTTATTGCTGGGTTACTTATGCATTTGAGAGGTAACACACTATGTCTATATCAGTTAGTTGAGAAACATGGCAAACCGTTATATGAACAAGTCCAGAAAGCTAAGAATGAGGGTTTCTTTGACGACAGAATGCGAAAGTTGTTTTTCATCTATGGAAACACTAGCACTACAGAACGTGAAGAAATACGGTCTGTTGTTGAGAACGAAACAAATTCTATCACCATTGCTTCGTATGGGACTTTTAGCACTGGTATTAACATTCGTAATATTCACAACATCGTGCTCGCGAGCCCATCTAAATCTAGAATTAGAGTGCTCCAAAGTATCGGTAGAGGATTGCGTCAGGGGGAGAATAAAGATTCCGTTTTGATATTTGACATTGCAGATGATATGACATTTCGTGATCAACCTAATTTTACACTAAACCACTTTCAAGAACGCATAAATATATACAATGCAGAACAATTCAACTACGAAATTAGTAAGGTAAAACTACGATGAACACAGATACATATAAAATTCTGAAGCTCATTAGTGGCGAAAATATCATTTGTGAGCTTTCCGAAGATAACGGCAAATACGAAATCACAAGACCCCTTCTAATGCATGTCTCTCCAAAGCTTACCGTAACCGGCATGACAGAATCGTTGATGCTCTCACGATGGGTGCAACCTTTCACTGAAGAAAAATATTTTGAAATTGATCCTAAACACGTTATCATTATGTTACCCGCATCGCCGGGACTGAGTATATATTATGAGGGTGTATTGGACAGGTTAGAAGGCCCGGAAGAACTTTCTACTGTGGACGATATTAATGAAGAAGAAATATATGAAGAACTATTAGATGAACTAGATACAGATAGTAAATCTATTCATTAATGTAGTTCAAAAAACCAAGGACAAGATCAATGTAACACTATTTTCGGGTGGAGTCAAGGTTCCTTTAAATATAATTTAAATTATATTGTTCCTTGACATTATAGTTGTGGTGGTGTATAGTGAATAAAGTTTAGGAGAGTAATTATGGCGAAAGCTAAAGGCGAACATTATGTAGATAACAAAGTTTTTCTACAGGCGATGATTGAGTGGAAAGAGAAGTGCAAGCTTGCTGAAGAAGCAGACGACCAGAAACCCGCTGTAACAAATTACATTGGTGAGTGTTTTCTGAAGATTGCAACGCATCTATCTTATCGTCCTAATTTTATTAACTATACATATAAGGATGACATGATTTCAGATGGTATCGAAAACTGCCTACAATATGCTTCAAACTTCAATCCAGAGAAGTCGAATAACCCTTTCGCGTATTTCACGCAAATCATCTACTACGCTTTCATCCGAAGAATTCAAAAAGAAAAAAAGCAAACCCACGTTAAAAACAGAATCGTAGCGGGTAGTAACTACCAATCCTATGATACTATGCCGGGTGATTCAACTAGTTATAGTATTGATAATTCCTTTGCAATGGACAATCTTCCAGCTGAAGATGTCTATAAACCCAAGACGGTAGAAAAAAAAAGTAAAAAAGGACTAGAGAATTTTATGGAAGATGATATTGAAAATGTAGCAGTTCTTGGTGAAGAGCGTTGAAGATTGCAATTATAACTGACACTCACTTTGGTGCCAGAAACGATAATCAAAACATTAATGACTTTTTCTATAAATTCTATGATGATGTATTCTTTCCTACCCTAGAGAAACGTGGTATCACAACCTGTATTCACATGGGTGATGTTACTGACCGTAGAAAGTTTATCAGCTTCAAAACTGCATCCGATTTTCGTAAAAAGTTTATTGGTCGTTTTCAAGAGTTGGGTATTGACCTTCATCTTATCATTGGCAACCATGACACATACTACAAGAACACCAATGAAGTCAATTCGATGGAAGAGCTTGTAGGTTCTGACCGATGCAACATTTACACTGGACCACAAGTTGTGGAGTTTGATGGTTGTCCTATTCAGTTCATGCCGTGGATCAATGCGAACAACTATGAAGAGTCAATGACCGCTTTGTCACGTTCTCCCGCTCAAGTTCTGATGGGTCACCTAGAAGTAAATGGTTTCGAAATGCACAAGGGACATAAATCTGAAGGTGCATTTGACAAGGAATTGTTTCGTAGGTTTGACCTGTGTTTCAGTGGTCACTTTCATCATAAATCAGATGACGGCCAGATATATTATCTGGGTACACCATATGAGATGACTTGGAGTGATTACGATGACGCCAAGGGATTTCACATCTTCGATACAGAGAAACGTGAACTTGAACGCATTGTCAATCCTTACACACTTTTTGAAAAGATTTTCTATGATGATACTACTACTGACTATACTAATGAAGATGTATCTAAGTATAAAGAGAAGTATGTCAAACTGATTGTGGTCAACAAGAAAGACTTGTATCAGTTCGACAAGTTTACAGATAGACTGTTGCAGGCTGACGCATTTGAGGTCAAGATTATCGAAGACTTTTCTGAGTTGGATGCTGACAATGTATCTGATGATATTGTGGAGAATACAGAAGACACGATGACCCTTCTAGAGAAATACATTGACCAGTTAGATGTTACACTGAGCAAAGACCGATTGAAGAATACGATGCGGTCACTTTACACAGAGGCACAAGATTTAGAAATATGATACATTTTGAGACTGTGAGATGGAAGAACTTCCTGTCAACTGGTAATAACTTTACAGAGATACAGTTAGACAGAAATTCAACCACATTAATTATTGGAGAAAACGGTGCCGGTAAGTCTACTATTTTGGACGCTCTTTGTTTTGGTTTGTTTGGTAAGCCATTCCGTAGTATTAACAAACCTCAACTTCTAAACTCTGTCAATGGCAGTGCTGCACTAGTAGAGGTGGAGTTTCGCATTGGAACCAAGAAGGTTAAGGTTATTCGTGGTATCAAACCAAATGTGTTTGAAATTCATGTCAACGGTAAGTTGTATAACCAAGACGCTAACTCGCGTGACTACCAGAAGTATCTTGAACAACAAATCCTAAAGCTAAACTATCGTAGTTTCACTCAGGTTGTTATTCTTGGTTCATCTACCTTTATTCCGTTTATGCAACTGAAGTCAAAACACCGCCGTGAGGTTGTTGAGGAAATCCTTGACATTCAGATTTTCTCACTGATGAACATGCTTCTCAAACAACAGCTGAAGACTATTTCTGATGACATGCGTGAAGTGGACTACCAGTACAGTTTGTCTAAAGAGAAGATTGTTCTACAGGAAAAGTACATTGCAGATGTAGAACAGAACAGAGAAAAACTTATTAAGGAAAAGACGTTTCTGATTGCTGGTAATGAGGAAGAAATCTTCAACAAGAGGTCTAGAATTTCTGACCTTGAGAGTGACACTTCTAAGATGCATGAAAAGATTTCTAACTCCACAAAGATTGAAGAGAAGTTTAGTAAACTCAAGGACATTCAGTCGCAGTTGAAAGAAAAACACAGAGCTCACACCAAACTGATTAACTTCTTTGAGACTAATGAAGACTGCCCCGTGTGTCAACAACATATTGATGAGTCGTTCAAAGATGATATGATTGCGAAAGAAAACTCCAAGTCAGAAAAACTCAATTCTGGAATGGGAGAACTTCTAGAGGAATTGAAACAGACACAATCCAAGATCAATATTATCAATGAGGTCAATCAGAACATACAGACAAATAGAGTTGAAATTGCAAAAGAGAATAGCTCACTTGTCCAACTTGAGAAGTTTAATGCGACACTGCAAACAGAAATTAATGAGTTGCAGAGTTGCAAGGTAAACAAGAGTGATCATGGTAAGTTGAATGAGTTGAAAGAAACTCTTTCTGGATTTGATATGCAGAAGTCAAAGTTGCGTGAAGACAAAACCTATTCTGAAGCTGCAAAGAATATGTTACAGGATACAGGTATCAAGACCAAGATAATCAAGCAGTATCTTCCTATTATGAACAGGCTCATCAATACCTATCTCACATCAATGGAGTTCTATGTAAACTT